CACTAAGTAACATGGCCGCCTTTCTGATTGCCCCGTCAATCCCTACACAAGAATTAAACTTATGCTCTTTAATTGCCCGAAGCACTCCTAAGATAGTGTCCAGCACAACAGCAATTAATAAAATCTCGAAAAAAGAATTTCCTGTAAGTAATTTTAATGTTTCCTGTAACATAACTTTTCCTCCTATTTTACAACAATAATACCTTTATATTTTTCATTCGTACATCTTCGTGCATTTTCTTTTTCAACCGTTACTACACTTTTCTTTCCGTCCGAAAATCTCCAAATCTTTCCCGTTTTCGAGTCTCTAAGCAAGACAACCGTGTGGATCGGGTTTCCTTCTTCAAGCAGGATCATATAGTCTTTCTTTAATTTTGCCTTTAATTGTTCGGTCGTCAAAGACTTGTGATAGGATGCCGGCTTCCCTGGGCAGATCATATTGATACCTCGACAGACTTCCGTTAAAGGATACTTTGCACCGCATTTTAATTTCTTCCTGGCATACCGCAGAACCTGCTGCATATTTTTCTTGATGCCCTTGTAGCGCAAAGCCATGTAAAACGCTACGAGACTACACCCATGAGTCCTGATGAACGAAGATTTGAAATTGTACTGACTTGGCACCGGAATCTGTCTTCCGTTATCCAACACGATTCTCCACGGGAATTTTTTTTTGCTGTTCTTGTTTTTGTTTGCTACTATTCTCATTTTTTCTCACCTCCTTGAGAATAAAAAAATACACAATAGTATCAATAAATACCATTGTGTATCATGTGAAATGTGTTATTATTAATTCATGACTTGTTCTCATATGTCATATTTTTTTATTTCCAAACAGCTCCTGTGGGAGCTGTTTTTTCGTATATCAAATAGTAAGAGTTTTTACAAAATGTATGTACTCAAAGGGGGAGTTGCGCTGACTATTGAATTGAAATACGACACTGGTTATTTTCTTGTTGTAGCAGGATTGAACAGTAATAATATATCCCCATCAACAACAAATGTGTATACAGTTGTAACAGCAGCCGAAACACGAAGCAGTGATGTCTCTATCGTTTGTTCAAGTGCTAGCGACGTTAATATTTCAATCGAAGGAAATAAATTAACTTTGTCCAGTAATACATGGAAAAAAATCTTCATTAAATAGTAAGACACGAAGAAGTAGTGAAAGAGTCATAAATGGTTTTCTAGCAAGGGATGCCGAAAAAACCTATGTATTAGATAAACTACAATGCTATTTATTAACTTGCACCGAAGTTGCAGGAGGAAATATCATAAGAACTCGCGCGGCAATCATTGTCGCTGGAAGTGACGAAGGGAGCAGTGGACTTATCGCTCCATTTATGTCGGATTTAGAAGGAATCGTATCCTGGGTTGATTATCAAACTCTCAAAATTACTACTAAGAATATTTACGCAACAATTTCTTTGACAAAGTTATAATTTTTCCTCTTCCCATTTAGTTCAACACATCATTTTCTTGATTTTCTCTTATTATCCCTTCCAGTCTCTCACTTATTAAACACGCAAAATAAACCGCCAATTATGCCGGTTTAAAAAGTCCATATAAATTCACTTGGTCAGGCGATATATCTTCTAAAAGATGCTTTCACATTTTCTTCGCTAACCGTTACATAAAGCATAGTCGTGTCAGGCTTCTGGTGACCTGCATAGGCTTGGATTTCCTGTAGTGGAATTCCTCTGTTTCCGGCATCCGTTAAAAGTGTCCTTCGGAATTTATGCGGATGAGCGTGGATTCCTGTCTTCTTTCCCAGCGTCCGCAACATCGACTGTATTGCTTGCTTTCCCAAACGGCTGTGTGGCTGCTTATTGCTCACGAACAAAGCTGGATCCATATCCGTTCGTGCGAACAGATACTTTTTTAAGTGATATGCACACTCATCTGTCAAATACACCTTTCTCTCTTTCTTGCCCTTTTCACCGTAAATGATTACCTCTTTATTGCTCCAGTCTATATCCTTTCTATTAAGCCTTATCACCTCTCCTATTCTCGCTGCTGTTGAATATAAAAACTCCATAATCGCTATATCTCTCTGGCATTCTGCATTGCATCGCAGATGCTCCATTTCTGCCTGTGTAAAAGGTTTTTTAATCACCTGTGGTACTTTTATCTTCTTTAGCCTTCGCATTGGATTCTTGGGGATGTACCCTTCATCAGACACCCAGGCGAAAAAGCTACTCAGATATCGTCTAATCGTGTCTAAGTAGCTCATAGATATTTTCCTTGTTTCCTGATACATCGCTAAGTAATACCGAATATCATTTGTTGTAATATCCTGTAGTCTCTTATTTAGTGTTGTTATTAATCTTATTACACAATCGTTATAACTTTTCAATGTTCCCTCGCTACAATTCTCTATCCTTTTACTTGCTAGTATTCGTAGTCTCTGGATAGCTCTCCGGCAAAATCTCCTGCAAAGGCCGGTGACATCTGAGCCGGGACATCGATGATATCCTGCATTGCTGCTTGCACATTCTTTTTTGCGCTCTCTAAACGGTTGACAAATCCAAGAACTGTATACTTCGCAATAGAATCCATTACCCTTGACGGTGAGTGAACTTTTAATTTCTTCTTTGTTGTCTTAGGAACTGTTGATGCCGTTTTCTTTGCAGCTTTTTTTACTTTTTTATTGTTCTTTTTCTTTGCTATTCCAACTGCAAGTCCTTTCGTTGCCTGCTGTCCGATTGCATTCATCTTTGTTTGCAGTTTTTTTGTTTCCTGCGCCACCTCTTTTGCATAACTGGTAGATTGATTCGATAACAACACCGTTCTCGATCTTATGTGCATTTCTTAAAGTGCTTCTATTTCGTTTTGTAGAGATAAAGGCATTTGCATCGTAATCTTCGTCTGTCAGCAGGTCTTCCAGGGCAAGGATATTGTCATAGGTCAGCTCTCCATTGATTGTGTTTCCTGCCTTTTCTGTAGAACCGTCTACCGACTGTGGAAACGGATTCTCTACATTTAAGATTGCCGCCGCATCAAACTTCTTATAGAACGCTTCTGCAATCTTCGGTTTCATAACTCCGAAGAAATCGGACATCTTATACTGGAGATATTCTCTTGAGCATGGAATGATTACACCAAGCTTTTTGGCAACCATCTTAATATTTAACCACTGTGCTTTCGATGTCTTAATCTTTTCGCCTTCACCTACCCAGTAAGCACCTGGTCCTTTTGCAAAGTATTCAAATTTCTTTTCTTTGCCATCCATTTCTTCATACTTTGCAAGCTGCATGACCTTACTGTTTTCCATAACATCTTTTAAAATAAGCGTATTGTATTTTTCCGGGATTGTTCCATCCTTTTTCTCATACATTGTTACATTATCCGGATTAAATTCCGAAGCAAATAACTGTAAATCTAATTTTGTTTTATGCATTTTCTCTATCCTTTCTTTTATTTAATGATTCTGCTCTGTTTTGCCATTGCCGCAATACTTGCATTTCTGCTTCTGCCTCCGGCATGAGTTCCCCCGCCGTCATGTGGAGGAGTCTGCCTTGCCTTAGCTTTGATCGCCTCAGAGATTTCTGCATCCCAAACCTTTTTAATATCTGTGATCGCTGTCTTAATCTTCTCTGCATCCATAATGGTTGCTAAAGATTCTGCAAATCCTAACGGGAGAGATTTCTCCTGCAGTTCTTTCTGAACTTCTACAAGAAGCTTTTCCTGCTCAAATTTCGCCTTTTCTTCTTCAAATTCTCTTCTCTCTTTATTGCGAAGATACTCTGCTTTTTCCGATTCGGTCATCTGTGCAAGCTTTTCTGCTTCTGAGAGCTTATCATCCGTCAGTGCCTTCCACTTTGCCTGTGCATTTCCTACAGCTGTATTCACTGCTTTCTGTACTCTGCGGTCAAACTCTGCCTGATTCCCTTCCTGTGCTAAAAAATCATCAAAGCTACGGGGTTCTTTACTCCCTTCGCCGCCCTGGTTGTTTCCGTTTGTTCCTTCCGCTCCGGCTCCGCTGCCGTCTCCTGCGCCGCTGCCGGCTCCTTCTGCGAATAACTGTAAATCTAATTTATATTTACTCATATTGCTCCTTTCTGTACCGCTCCGTACTAAGTCCGAACCGTCACTCTGGGTAGTTTAATGTCATTTCGGACAAATAATAGTTACATAACTTTTACATTGTTTGGAAATTCATTTGCTATACTGCAAATGCCAAGAAAAAAAGAATCTATCAGAGTTTTTGTTTGTTCTGATAGATTCTCAAAATCTAAATTTATGATTACTTTTCCTGACTCTATTACACAAGCAATCTTGTCCTGTGTCAAATTCTGAATAGAATTAACTAAGTTTTGTGCGAGAATCGATACCGCTGCACATATAATGTCTTCCCCTTTTTTTGTAAGACCAGCGTGTCCTTTTACTTTAATTTTATTTTTTCGAACACTTACTTCAATCAATAGAAGTCCTCCTTTCTTTCCGGTCATTCCCCGCCGGTGGGAGATAATCTGGATCACCTCCTAGTTTTTATGAGTTATCTTAGCTCCCCACTCCGGTAAGAAGTTGATTTCATAGTGATACTTATCCACATTCGCTCCCGAAACATCTTCAACGACATACATTGTATAATCATTCAGATAAACCAAATCTTTCTTATACTTCCCCTCTGCTGTCTCGATAATAACCTCAAGCTCGTTATCATTATTATTCTGCAAAGCAAATGTTCCAGTAAGTTCAAGCAATACCGTGTCAGTTCTGGCATTAATCACTGTCAGCTTTCTTGTTACATTAAAATTGTCAGCTTCTTGGGAGACATTCTGTGATACTTTGTAAGATTCCGAACATCCGGTAAGAACTCCCAGTGCTAATACTGTCGCCATCACTACTAATAAAATCTTCTTTTTCATCGTTTTTCCTTTCTTGCGCCGGCACAATTAAACCATTAAGTCTACATTTTCCATTACTGCTCTCGCTTCAAGTACCGCCATATAATCTGCCATAGCTTTAAGCTGCATATTGTAAGTGCTACGTGGGCAAGTAGGTTCAAAGGCAAGTGTTCCCTCATCCCATTTCTTAAGCATTTTTCTTAATCCGTCAAAACGAATCTCTAACTGCTTATATTCTGCCTTAAAACGTTCCTTATAATCTTCGCTCATCATACCCACTGCAGTTGCTGGAAGTTTATTCTCATCGTATTCTCTATAAGCTTCCTCAAATGCATATGCCGGAGACCAGCTTACGTAATCATCACTATACTTGACAAGGTAGCCTGCATCCTCCGGATTTTGGTCTGCCGGAATCTGACAACCTCTAAATTTGTTATAAGCTCCTCTTGTCATTGGTCTTGCTTCAACCACTTTTGTTCCAACATACTTTTTCATGTTCTCTTACCTTCCTTTTCTTAAAAATAAGTATAAAAATGCCACCAATCGCAATGATTGATGGCATTATTTTTGATAATAAGTTTTGATAAAGCTGTCCGCTCTATATTTCGTTGTTATCTGTCCATTATCAAAACTTACAAGTATTGATAATGGAAGTCAGATAAAATCACTCGTTTTTCCATCCTATAGGATATCCTGCATTTTCCCATTCCTCAAATGTCACTTGTTCTGGAATAAGTCCAAACATCTT